GGGTTGTGTTCCTTACACAAGGGCACGACAATCCTAGAGTGGCTTGATAGCGACTTTAGGTCCCGACTACCTCATCCCAAAGGAAGAGATGAGCCGGAGTCGTAGCGGTTTTCGGACTGAACCGACATGTGCCATGCACATATCGGGTCCGCGTTATGACCTCGGACTTCACCGTTGCGGTGACGTTGTCTAGGTCTGAGGGTGCCATACCAGTTAGCTGCTGAAGGAATACAGCGGTACGGTTAGACACCAACGGGTCAGGTCGACTGCCACCGTAGTTCTTTTCAATGAACCACAGGAACAATGACCTCCAACCGGTAGTCTTGCGACTATCCTGCCTAGGAGTATACCCGTTAAACACTGGGAACCCGAAATTCGGGTTGTGAACCAGTGGGTGGCGAGTTACCACGGTACCTTGCGGTCCCGTCACAGATTTTGGAGAAGGATCCCCTCGTCTGTGCCTATCAATCTTCAACTTCTTCGTCCTCCACGCATGATAGGGTGTTATAAACACACCTGAGCGTGAATCCTCATTCCAGGGAACGAGGCGGAGACCCAACCGGCGAACTTCTGCAGCTGCCCAGTCCATGAGAGGACCGGGGACTTCAGCTGCACCGATTAAGCCGTTCAGAGCATGCGACATACCTGAGAAATCCGATTCTCTCGGACATTCCCTAAGGTAGAAGGGCGTTACTAAGTGCCCTTTATAGTAGTCGCACCCACAGCTCTCGCGAAAGCGGGAGTCGGGGTTGTAGAATGACTTTGCGTCATTCACTCTGAAACCTAAGAAGTTAAGCAGCTTCACCAAGGAAGGAACAAGGTGTGTTTCGAGGGCGATATCGTCCCCGTAAACAGCATACTGTCGAGAACCGACAGCACGACAAGCTGCTGTGAAGATCAGCGTCTCTAAGGTAAACGTATAACCGTTACCCATGGAGGAGAATTTGGCATAATTGCCAGTTCCCCAAGGGGCGCTGAACGAAGATGACCGGAATGAGTTTAAAAGCTCAAACCAGTCGTAAGGCAAAAGCCACGCGACGCAATTAAATGCTAACGTGTCTGACGCCATCTCCAGGTCAATGGTCGATAGGGATCCATCTAAGGACCCGATTCGAGCAAATTCCTGGTTCTTCGCCTGGGAACTCAAGTCGATCCCCCACCGCCGTAACTTGGATTTAAACCAAGTATCCAACGCGAGTTGGAATGGCAGTGAGTGTGTCGGCTCTTTCGCAATAGTGCGATGAGTTTTCCAGTTCTTCGGAACGAGCGTAATAGCATTGCGCTCAACACTCGCAAAAGTGCAGGAGGTTAGATCTACCCCATAAGATAGGAGTAGACGTCCCAACGCGGGAATAGCCGCACGCGGCGCTCTCAGCTTTCCAGTTACTTTAAGGAAAGGGAGAGAGCGGCGGCGCGGTCGGTCCTCGGTTGCTCCATTGGTAATGCGAAT